CCTTCACACCACCAAACTTAACGTCAGGGTCGCAATACAGCGTCATGGATTTGCCAACCCACTCTTTGCCGTTATCGCCCCAGGCATGAATCAAAACACGGCGCATTGACTTGCATGGCTTGTATGGTCTGCCGTTTTCGTTCTCATAATGGATGCTAATAGGCTGCTCACCATCGCCACGGGTAACGGTAGTGACTTTGATGGTGATTGCATCAGCCAACAAGTCATCCGCATTGAGTTGGTCTGACTTAGGAACAACGGTGTCTCTTAGGTTCTCGACTGACATTATTTATTCTCCAAGGTTGACTTCAAGTTCATTTTCAATACGGCGAATTTCCCAGTCTGGCAGGCTAATCATCTCGTCCGCATCGCAGTCGTATGATTTCCATTCGTCAGAAGCAAGACAATCAGCATATATATTTAATGCTTGACGGTAAAGTCTGCGACCTTCTGCAATAGATAAGTCATCCAGCTTATAAACCATGCAAGCGTGAGGCATTTTTTCTTCAATAGCGATAAACCTGAACGACTCTGCACGTTCACCAGTTACCCATTGATATACATCCATGTAAAACGCTGCTTGAACATGATAACGATAAGATGATATGGACTTTGAAAACGCATCTGGTCTTGCGTCTTGTGTCTTTTTTACATCAAGAATGACACCAGATTCTGTTAAATAGTCTGGTCTGATGCGAACAATAACGCCAGTATCAGGGTCTTTGGCAAACATGGACAGTTCTGCGGCTCCTGATGAACGCAGCCACTTTGACGCAACCGGATGTGCAAACACAGCAGCTTGCATACCAGCCACGTTATCAGCCTCACCAGCCACAAGAACACGCTCCGAGCCATATACGGAAACTGCTTGCTTGTACTCGCTTGTGCGGCGGTCTTTCACGTCTTTAAGCAGCACATACTCTTTTGCAAAACGCTCTGGCTCAAGCAATGCAGTATGGATAGCTGTACCAATCTCCATCGCACGGCTTGGCTCAATATGCTCACGAAATTTGTAGTGTGCTGGGCTACGCAGAATAAGGTCTAACCCTGATTTGCTGATGCTGTCATGGGCGTGATACACCTCATTGGGCATATCTTTGATGATGCTGAAAAGCGGGATTTCCATGTTTGGTTCGTATGTTCTCACTTTGACTCTCCTGTAGTAAGTGTTGACATCGTAAACTTTGACTCGTAAGATGTCAATACATTGAATACATTATTTTGAGGACAATTTAATGATAAACGAAATTTTGGAAAAAATCCGCTACCAGTTAGCAGAGGGTGAGGTCAACCTAATGCAGCTTTCTCGCCGTAGTGGTATCGCCTACGGAACGCTTCATGCTTTAAGCAAAGGTGAAGGAAACCCAACACTTAGCACGTTGCAAGCCATACAAAAACACTTGTTTGACGCAAACGACAATCCTGATTTAACTTGCGAAAAGTGTTTGCATTGCATCAATTTTGATCGCAAAAACAAAACGGTTGGATGCGAAATCGCTCTTGCGTCCAAGGACGATTTGATGGCTTGCTGGCTTTATAAAGAGTGAAGTATGCATCTCAGACCATATCAAGTTGACCTCATTGACAATGCCCGTAATGCTTTAAAACAACACAGGCGTATTTTGCTTGTTGCACCTACGGGGGCGGGAAAGACTGCTATCACCGTGTACATGATGCAACAGGCTGCTTCGAGAGGCATGAAGTCTTGTTTCATCGTGCATCAGAACGAACTATTGATGCAGACCAGCCGTGCGTTGTGGAAACAAAAACTCGAACACGGGTTGATTGCATCAGGGAAGGGTCGCTCTGGTTTGCCGACACAAGTTGCTAGTGTGCAGACGCTTATCAATCGACTTGGTGACTATAAGGATTGGAATCTTATCATCATTGATGAGGCGCATCGCAGTGCGGCACGAACCTATCGTGAGGTAATTAGCGCATATCCTAACGCTAGAGTCATCGGTCTGACAGCAACACCTCAGAGGACAGATGGCAAAGGTCTTGCTGATATGTTTGACTGCATGGTGGAAGGTCCGAATATCCAACAACTTATTAAGTCAGGATACCTTTGCGACTACGAAATTTACGCCCCCAAGATTGACTTTGACATTAGCCAAGTCAAAACCGTGGCAGGAGACTACGCAAAGGGAGAGCTTGAAACAGCAATGGACAAACCAACCATTACAGGCGATGCGGTTCAGCATTATGTGTCGCTTGCAAACAACAAGCGTTGCGTGGTGATGTGCGTCACGGTCAACCATGCCAAGCACGTTGCGGAACAATACCAAGCCGCTGGTATCGCTGCTGAGTGCATGGATGGAACAATGTCAACTAAGCAGCGTGAGGATATGCTGACACGATTTAAGGATGGCAAGACCAAGATACTCACCGCGGTGCAGCTTCTCATTGAGGGCGTGGATGTACCCGGCATTGAGGTCGTTCAATGGCTTAGACCAACACAGTCTGTCATCGTATGGATGCAGGGAAATGGTCGTGGATTTAGACCGTTTGAAGGCAAAGACCGACTCATCATCCTTGACCACGTTGGTAACGTCATGCGACACGGTATGCCAGACCAGCTACGCAACTGGACACTCGAAGGTAGAGCAAAACGCACCCGTAAGTCTAGCAGCGATGAATCAGACATTGGCATCCAGACTTGCCCTAAGTGTCGGCACGTTTTCTTATATGGCGTATCCTCTTGCCCTAAGTGTGGCACTGAAGTTGAACTAAAAGAGCGCAAGATTGAACAAGTTGATGGCAGTCTTGAAAAGTTAGACCGTTCTATTGAGGTCATCCAGCAACGTAAAGAGCAAGGTCGTGCAAGGTCGCTGGTTGAACTTGTCGAACTAGGAAAACGGCGTAATATGGCAAACCCTGCTGCGTGGGCAGTTAACGTCTATGCTGCACGGCTAGGGCGCAAGCCAACAGGTGAAGACTATGCACAGGCTAGGAGGGCTGCGGCTTGAAAGAAATCAACATTCAGCGTCTTATCCAGCTAGAACTATCTAACGCTGGAGTGCTGACTTTTCGCAACAACATTGGTCAATACAAAACTCAGGAGGGGTACATCATCCGATACGGCGTTGGTAATCCTGGAGGGTCAGACTTGATTGGCATCGTGCCAACTGTCATCACATCCGATATGGTCAACAAAACTATTGGTGTGTTTGCAGCCATCGAAGTCAAGACACCAACGGGCAGACCAACTAAGGAACAACTTAATTTTATCGAGGTTATTAAAAGCAACGGCGGTATCGCAGGTATTTGCAGGTCGCCAGAGGATGCCTTGAAACTTATATGCGGCTGGAGAACATGACAAAGCCAACAAGCTGGTACGCTCGGCGTTATGTCGAGAGATTCGGTATGCACATTATCCCCATTGAGCCAGGACGCAAGTATCCTGTTAGCACGGACTGGGGCAACAAAACTATATCCCACCCTGATGACGCACAGGCGTTTTTTGACATCCATAAAGACTGGAATCTCGGCGTTGTGCTTGGTCAATCTCAGATGTGCAGCCTTGATATTGACTGCGAAGAATCATTCCGTCTCATTTGCGAGTGTTTCGGCGTTGATATTGATGCGCTAATCAAGACCACACCAACCATCAGAGGGCGAGGTTTTAGGCTCTTATTTAGCGTTCCTGCTGGCGTGAAACTTCCATACCGCAAACTCACATGGAAGCGCAAGGACGATAAAAACAAGAACTACACCATTTTTGAATTACGCTCCGCTTGCGATGGACAGGCTCGGCAAGACGTTTTACCACCTAGTATCCATCCAGATACCAAAGAACCCTATCGCTGGTTCACGCAGCCTGTTACCCCGATGCCACTACCGCCAGAATGGTTGCTGGCTATCTGGAACGACTGGGATAAATTCAAGCCGCAGATGCAAGCCATGTGTCCGTGGTCGGAGCTACCAGCCGCACCTAAACCAGCACGTTCACTTGCCAAGCCAGTCTTTAACGATGGCAGCAACGTCATCGAGACTTACCTTGCCAACGCAAGCCTTGAGCAATCCTTGGCTAACTACGGTTATAAGCAGATAGGCAAACGCTGGTTAAGCCCTCACAGCGGCACAAAACTAGCTGGTGTAGTGCTGTTTGAGGATTCACGTTCTTGCTGGATACACCACAGCTCTGACCCGCTATGCAGCGAGGAAACAGGCAGACCAGTCAATGCGTTTGACCTGTATTGCTATTACGAACACGGTGGTGACGCTAAACGTGCTGTTAAAACGCTTGCTGAACAACTGGGTATCCGTAAGCCACCACAGCAGCCCAAGCGTAATGAAATTATTACCGAGGACGGCGAGGTAATTACTCAGCCTGCTGCACCAGTCCGTGACACATTAACCCCATTGCCTTGGACTAACGATAATGGCAAAC